TTACTTCTGGATTTAAGTTTCTATTCTTAGATTTTACTAATACAGTTACTGAGTGGAAAACTTTAGAAGGGATGGTTACTCCTGAGTGGTTGCCTCATGCAATCATGGCTGTAGTAGGCATGTACTTCGGACAATCAATAGTCTCAAGAAAATAACTCTTGACTTTCTTATATAAATATGGTATAAATCTATGAATTACTTAGCAGCAATTAACTCGGTACTTATTCGTTTACGTGAACGTACAGTAGACTCTGTACATGAGAATGAATATTCTTCTCTTATAGCGGTTTTATTAAATGATTCAATTCAACAAGTAGAGCAAGCATGGGATTGGTCAGCATTGCGTACTAGTCTTACAGTTACTACTTCTAATAATGTTTTTAACTATGAGTTGAATGGTTCACAGAATAGTATTAAGGTGTTAAGTGCTTTGAATGCTTCACTTAAGAGACCAGTGCAGTATCAAACTGCTGCTTGGTTTGACCAACAGTACTTAACAGATACACCTTCTGTAGGTTCTCCACAATATTATTCTTTTAATGGTGTCAGTGCTGATGGAGATACGTTAATAGATGTGTTCCCTAAACCTGATGGTGTTTATACATTACGATTTAATGTTGTACAACGTAGCCCTGATTTAGACTTAGAATCGGATACGTTCCTTGTTCCTCATCGACCTGTAATATTATTGGCATATGCTAAAGCTATTGAGGAAAGAGGTGAAGATAATGGGCAGACAGGTAACACTGCATATATAACAGCTAACGCTTCATTGTCTGATGCTATAGCTTTAGACGCATCGAAGCATCCAGAAGAGACTGAATGGTATAGTGTATGAAACAATTAGTTAGTTCGTCCATAGCAGCTCCAGGATTTTATGGATTAAATACACAGGAGAGTAGTGTCACTTTAGCTAGTGGCTTTGCTCTTCAGGCAGATAACTGTGTAATAGACTCAGAAGGTCGTCTAGGTGCTCGTAAAGGTTATGTGTATCAGACTACTTCTGGTGGCACTGGTAGTTCTATCCAAGGTATATTTGATTACGTAGGGGCTACAGGACATATTGATTATATCTCTTGGGGCAATGGTAATATTTATAAAGGCTTAGGTACTCTAACCCCTTTAACTCTACCTGCTGGCTACACAATAACAGCAAATGATTGGCAAGCAGCCTCACTAGGGGGTTATGTATTCTTAGCTCAAGAAGGTCACTTTGTTCTGAGAATTGATTCTAACTTTACAGTGACAGTATGGGATAGGCACTCAAATGGACATCTATTTCCAGCAGTGTCATGGATTACTAGTGCGCTAGGTAGGTTATATGCTGGCGCTGATCCAACTGATAGTTATACTCTACGTATCTCTGATGTACTTAATGGAGATTTTCATGGAGGGTCTTCTGCAGTAATTGACTTCCGTAAGATCTGGACAAACGGTGGTGACGAACTCGTAGCTGCTCATGGCTTTAACGGACGTTTAATTGTTTTCTGTAAAAGATGTATTATAATCCTAGAAGATAGTAATAACAATGATCTGTTCTTTGACGTTGCAGATGGTAGCTTAAGAGTTACAGAGATACTAGATAATGTAGGCTGCGTTTCTAAAGATTCTATACAAGCTGTAGGAGACGATCTTTACTTTCTCTCGAACACAGGACTACGTTCTATGAATCGAGTCATTCAAGAGAAGTCTAATCCTATATCAGATCTTTCAGTTAATGTACGTGATGACCTTGTTAAAATTATTAATGCTTATTCAAATGATAACGTAACTTCTATTTACTCAGCAACCAATGCTTTCTACTTATTAATATTCCCTTCATCTAAATTAGTTTATTGTTTTGATACAAGAGGTAGATTACAGAACGGAGGCTTGCGAGTAACTAAATGGGTAGATAGTCCCATACTAAGCGGTGTCTCTGCTACTGATGGTTCTCTATATCTGGGTCAGATTGATGGTATTGCAAAATATACTAGCTATCAGGACGATGGACTATCTTACTACCTCGCCTATAAAACAAACTACTTTGACTTTGAGCAACCAACAATTAACAAAATCTTAAAGACTGTAGGTGTTACAGTGATTGGTGGTAGTGGTCAGAACTTTGTTATTAAAGTAGGCACAGACTACACTGATCAACCTCGTTCTTATAACAGATCGGTTAAGCAGAGTGCCGTATCTGAATATGATGTTGGAGAGTATGGCCCTTTAGTGGGAGGAGAGGTTTATACTTATGAAGATCTAGGAGGAAATATAGTAACTGCAACAACAGTCGCAGGTACGGCAGAGTTCTCTGGAGGTGGTTTAACAGATCGTATTAAGGTAGCTGTCGGTGGACAAGGAAGCGTAATCCAATTAGGATTTGAAGCCTATATAAACGGTAATCAATTATCAATTCAAAAGTTTGACTTATATGTTAAACAAGGTAAAACTAACTAATGAGTAATTATTCTAAGTCAACAAACTTCGCTGTTAAAGATAGCCTATCAGCAGGTACGATAGCTAAACGTGTACGAGGTACAGAAATAGATGATGAATTTAATTCTATTGCTGTATCAGTTAACTCTAAATCTAACGCAAACAATGCAGCCCTTACAGGTACTCCTACAGCACCAACAGCGGCTCTAGGTACTTCAAGTATACAAGTAGCTACTACTGCTTTTGTAGGCAATGCAATCGCTGTTATTCCTGATTCAGGTATAGCTGACGTTGTTATTAATGGAGCAGCAGGTGCTATAGGAAAGACTATTTACATTGATGATGACGCTCCTGTCGCTGAGGGTACTAACGGAGATATTTGGTTTGAGTACTAAAGTTAAAGTTGGAAGTAGTTGGGAGACAGTTCAAAAGATCCATGTTAATGATGGAGGTACTTGGACTCAAGTTAAAAAAACTTATGGTAAAGTAGGAGCTTCTTGGGAAACTACTTATGAATATGAGTGGGTGTATGAATATAGTGCGACTGAGCATTTAAACCAAGATATAGATACTATTAGTGGAATAGATAAGTTTCATAATGTACGTATTGTTATTCCATCTGGTGCTACAATTAGATCAACTTCTGCAACAGGTTCTGCACTTCATACAGGAAGTAATTATAGTGGAACATTAACCATTGAAAATGCAGGGAGTATTTTAGGGGCAGGTGGTCGTGGTGGTGATGGAGGTCGAGGAGATCGAACATCTGCTTCTGGTAATGCAGGACAAGCTGGTCAGAATGGTGGTTCTGCTATTAATATACAAAGCAATGTCACTATCATTAATACTGGTGTAATCCAAGGAGGCCAAGGAGGTGGCGGTGGTGGCGGTGGTGCGCTCAGTAATAACAGCTCCTCAGCTCGTGCAGGTGGTGGTGCAGGTGGTGGTGGTTATCCATATGGACAAGCAGGTGCTATAACTTACACTTCCTATGGCCCTGGAGGGCAAGGCGAACTTAACCCTACAGCAGCCACTGCCGCCACTTTAACTTCTAGTGGTTCAGGTGGACGAGGTGCTTATGCTAATGCTCAGTCAGGCTTTGGAGGAGGTTCATACGCGTGGGGTGGTGGGCCATCAGTATCTCAAGGTTCTCGTCCTAACTCTGGAGGGGCAGGAGGCGTATCTGGTGCTACTGGTACTAGTTCTCATCAATCTTCTTATGAAGGTACAGGTGGTGCAGCAGGCTCTACTGGAGCAGTATATTACAACCCAAATAACTTTACTATTAGTTAAAAGAATTTAAAACAGGAATATAAATATGAGTTGGTTAGCATTAGGTGCAGGATTATTAGGAGCTGTAGGTAGCTACCAAGCGCAGCGAAAACTTGGGGAAGCTCAAGACATGATGACTGGAGCAGGTGACAAGGCATGGGATAGAGGACAATATAAACCTTACGGTGTAACTACTGGAGCAGGGTCTTCTTCTTTTGAGGATGGACAAGCTTCTTACACCATGTCTCCTGAGTATCAGGCACAGCAGCAACAGATGTTTGGTTTAGGTCAATCAGCTTTAGAACGTGCTGGTGGTAGCTATACTGACTACACTAAAAATGTGTATGATCAACAACGTGCTTTAGGTGCTGATAGTCGTACAGCAGAAGCTGGTCGTTTAGGTGACACTATGTTTGGTAGTGGTATGAGTGGCTTACAAGTTAGTGGTGAAGCATTAGGTGCTGGAGCTGGCTCTGGTAAGTATAGCCCACAAGGTTTAGAGTTTGCTCGTGCCTTTCAAGAACAGGATTCTAAAGATCGTTATAATGCTATTGCTCGTGGAGAGCAACAACGTGCAACAGATTATTCAATTGGTCAATCAATGCTTCAACAAGGGCAAGGAATGGATCAATATGGTATGCAGCAGATGGAGCTTGGTGGTATGTTTGGGTCTAACCAATCAGCAGCTAATAACTCAGCTATGGGTAACTACTTAAATGCTTATACATCAGCATCAGACTTAATGGCACGTAGGGGTCAGTCACAGGCTGGTGGTTTGCAAAGCCTAGGCAGTTCATTAGGCGGAGGCGGTGTAGGAAATAGTATGCTAAGTACTGGTACAATAGGGGGTCAAAACACTTGGCGCGACTATACAGATAATAATGGATATGGAGTAGGTTAATCATGGCTAGCGATGTAATGAGTTTGTTTGGGATGAATCCTAATGTGATTCAACAGAATCGTGTTCAAGGTGGTGTAGACCAAGCCTCTCGTATGAGTGCTGACTACGCTATAGGTGCAGCAGGTGGTGGAATGTTAGGAGCTGGTATCAATTCAGCCTTTGGTCTACAGACTCCAGATATGGCACAGGCACAAGGTATTAAAGATAGTATGCAGGGAGCAGATCTTAATACTCCTGCAGGTCTTAGGAGTGCTGCTCAGAAGTTAATGATGAATGGTGACTATTCTCAGGCTATGGCACTACATACTCGTGCTAATCAGTTAGAGGCTACAGGAGTTGAATCAACTAGAGCGACAGAGGATAGGGCTTTAGGTCAGTCTCGTAATGTTATTGTTAAACCTGCTTCTACTAATGCGATTGGTGTTACTACTCCTGCTATTACACATAGTGTAACTCAGTACCCTGATGGAAGAATAGCCGATGCAACACAAGGCAAGGAATTTAATTCATATGCAGAGTGGATGGCTAGTTTAAGAGATGGTCGTCAAACCCCTGCAGGATCGGGAGGAAGTGGCAGGCTTGTTTGGAATAGGACGACAGGTCAATGGGTAGATGAAAGAGCTGTTGAGGAATTAACTCCAGTGTTATCAGAAGATCAACAAACCACTATAGAGCAATTAGAAGAACGTCTTGAGATTACACCTGCAGATAGTCCTCAAGCAGAGCAGATACAAGCTGCTATTGATAATATAAATGCAGCAGGCGAGGAAGCAGCTAAGGAGGGATTGCCAAAGAAGAAGAAACAGATAGCGTATCATGTTAAGACTATAGAAGATTCTCGAAAGCTTATATCTACGTTTACAAAATCAGATGGCACAATAACGGGAACTGCTAGTGTAGGCAAAGCGCAGGTAAATCTAAGGAATGCACTTAATCAAATCTATAATCTTACAGGAGTGGATTATAGTCCAGAGGACTACCCTGTAGAGACTACTGAAAAATGAGCATAATTGTAGAGCATGATAAACTAGGTAATCTAGAATTTCCTAAGGGGATGTCTAAGCAAGATATGGCTAATGCTATAGTACAAGCAGAGGCAGAGTATGGTGAGCAGTATGGGGTAGCTGATTCTCTAGCTACTAACCTAACTAGATCAGGTTCCTCTTCCTTAAGGGGTGCTGGTGAATGGTTAGGCACTAATCAAAGCCCTTCTCAGATTAGGGATGATCGGATAGAAGAGCATAAGGCTCGTATCATGATGATACAGAATCCTAAAGCAGCCATAACAGGAATGCTTCTTGGTGGTTTTATAGATCCTGTGACACTACCTGCCTTAGCTCTTAAGCCACTTACATTCGCGTCTAAGGCTGCTACTTATGGTTCTAGGGGAATGGCTCAAGGTGCATTTGGTGGTGCGTTAGAGCCTGTCTATGAACAGTATGGAGACTCTCGCACTGTTAATGTAATAGGGTCTACTGTTATTGGTGGACTACTTGGTGGTGGTATAGGCAAGCTGTTGACTAAGAAACCTGACTCTTTAGAAGAGGCTACTGATGAAGCATTTGATGACCTTAAAAGATCTGTTAATACTCCTGAGAAAGCACTAGCCAGTATAGAGAATGATTATAAGTTAAGAAGTCAAGGTGCTGAAGATCAAAGTGTACTCGACTTATTAGGAGTAGAGTTAGTCAATTCAGACAGAAAGATCAAAGCCTTAGAAAAAATTCAAAAAGGTATTAAGAATCCTTTAAAGAAAGTTTCTGTTGGTAATCAATTGAAAAATCTTAAGGCATCTACTGAGAGTCAGCGACTTGACTTAGCTTCAAAGAAAACTAAAAGAGATGCACTGGACAATCTAAATCGTATTAAAGAAGGTAAGTTCTCTGAAGTAGCTGACTTAGGGGAGCAGATCAGAGCAAGGACATCTACGCCTAGAGTATCTAAGATTATAGCACCTGTTGCTCAAGGTGATAAAGCATTACCACTAGCACCTAATCCAGCATTAAATGCTCTGGATAACACAACCCTATTTAAACGTCTAGGTCTAGGAAGGTCAGTACCTCGTGATCCATATGCTGGTACTTCTAGTGCTGGTCAGGCAACTAATACAGCAACAACCCCAAGATTCCAAGAGGAGGTAAGCGGAGTAGGTTCTGGTCAGGTTCAAAGTGATGATAGGGTAGCACAGCAGTTTATGCCAAGAAGCCAAGTATCAGGTACTCGTAGGCTAGCAGATGGTAGGGTATCAGGTGAGAACAAAGAACCTATAAACAAGATCAAAGTTTCTCAACGTGCTAAGGATGCTGCTATTGTTGTTAGAAATAAACAAGCAAGAGGTGAGGAGCCTACTGCTAAGGATTGGGATGAGCATGAAAGAGCGTATCAGGAGACTGAGATACTTAAGGAGTACACTGATACAGTGGCTATGATAGCACGTACCCGTGGCTTAGATACTAATGCTAATCGCTTTGGTTCTAAGGGTAGGTATACGTTTGAAAACATATTAAAGAGTTCTGCTAGGTTCATTAAGAATAATGGAATTAAAGACATGGATGATATGGTTAAATACATAGTCGATAATCCTAATAAAATATTTAGTGCAGATGAACTGGC